TTATTAGATTGTCATAATATTGCTAAATACTGGTAATTTACTGTAAATCCATCTGCATCTTCTGTAGATTCTGTTACAAGTTTTATAGGTCTTAATGGGTCACTTCTTACAGTTCCTCTAGCAGTATTTCCATCGTAATCAAACATTAAGTAAGCATTATCGCCATCGGACATACCTGGGAAAGTTTGTACTGTATATGCTGTGTTTCCTGAGTTTACAATTACAGAACTTACACCATTTGGTGGACTAAATACATAAGTACTATTTGCAAAAGTAACAGTACCATTTGAACTATCAATAGTAGGAACAGTAGTTAATATTCCACCTTTTTGAATTGCACCATTAAGTCCTGCATTTATTGTACCTGCTCCAAATATAGTAAATAGTGCCTCATTGAATACACATAGTTTTTGTACCCAACCAGAAGTCTGACCGTTAGTTGCTACTGTTTGAACACGAAGAATGTAGTTTCCTGGAACTACTTGATTGATTGTAAGGTCTGTTTTATTATTTGAGTTTATTCGTACTGTCGTAAATTCTCTATTTGCATCCACTTCATTATTTGGACTTATAATATTATGCTGTATATTATATCCTGCTAAATGTTCATAAACATCATCTAAAGCATTGCCCTCGGAGTCTGTTCTGCTAGTTTTAGGATGAGCCCAGTTTATAACTACTGAATAATCATTTGTTGTATCTCCCTCTCCTATTTGGTCTCCACCTTCTGCACTTCCTGGAACAATAGTTGAACTTACAGATCTAGGTACTGGAATTTGGTCTGTTCTTTTTGGAGTTTGAGCAATATCTGCATAGGTTGGAATTACCCAACCTCTATCTACTGCATCATATTTTTCTACATGATACTCTGCAGCATTAATACTGTATATCATTTTATCATCTGGACTTACAGATGTAATAATATATTGTTTAGTAGAGCCTGATACATCTCCTCCTTCTTCTAAATCTCCTGTAACTGTAAAAATAACTTCTCCATTTGGAGCTGCACTAAATGCACTAGATACTGTTACAGAAGTTGCATTAAAGGAAGAAATAGTTTGAGTTTCAATTCTTACATCATCTGACCAAACTGTTTGAACTACATTACCTGCATCATCTTTTAAATTAGAAGCTTTTGCATGAGTATCGATAGCATTACCATCTTCATCAAAGAGTACTACATCTCCTGTTTGATATGTTACTGAATTAATAGTAGCTAAAGGTTGTGCTATGTAACAACCTCCACTTGGAAATATTAAATTTAATCTAAAGGTATCGTCATTATTTAGATAGCTAGTTATATCTCTATCTGTTTTAATTACTGTTGAAGAAGATGCGGAAGATGTTGTAACTCTTCCACTTGCAGTTATATTTGTTAAGTCTGAATCTTGAACAGATATCACATCACCTGGTTTTAGCATAGCGCCATTAAGTCCAGTTGAAAAACTAACTACTTCTTGTTCTAACTTTTCTGTATAAAGTTGATATTTACCATGTCTTATAGCTTGTCCTTGTGAAGTACATCCATAAGCAGTAATATCTTTTCTTCTTACTTTTCCTGTTCTAGCTATTTCATCATGGTCTTCGACTACTTCTACAGCTTGTTTATATCCGTTATCTGGGTCATTCCAAGTTACTGCTATTTGATTGTGCTTAAAACGACCTGCAGTTCCAGAGTATCCAAACTGACCTTCTATAACATTTGATTTGTTAAAAGCATATACAGGGCCTTTTTGTATATTTGAACCTAAAGTTACTTGTCCATTGTACCATACTAACATAGAACGCACCATAGATGCTAAGTTTTTTAACATCTTGATAGCATTTGTTGACTTAGAAATATATAAATTACAAGTAAATCTTGGTTCTGTTCCACCCTTTCCGTCTGGTACTAATTCATCACAGTATTTTGCTAATTGGAATAATGTATATTTATCTATTTGTGAAAAATCAAAATCTTCATCAAGGTATTTACCTAGTCCGTATCTTTGATTAGTCAGCAAGTCATAAAATACCCATATAGGATTACTACAATAAACTGATTCATAATTAGGGTCTGTTGGGTCTGTAAAAACTTTTTTATCGCCTCTAAAGTTACCATCCCAATCTTGGACTGTTCCTGTATCGGCTCCAGTAGTAACATTACGAGTATACGAAGCTGCAGTAGCTCTTACTCCTGTAAGTGGATTTATTGCATCAAAAGGAAAATAGTTCGTAGGAACTTTTACTCTCATTCCACGAATTTCATACCCTCTTTTTGGTATTTGTTGGAAATCTTCAGCATCAACTACTACAGCTGCATAGGCAGAGTAAGGATATGTTAATTTATCTGTAATAATATTTTCAATCTGTTTTATTACACCAGCATTTGTTTGTTGCCATTTATTTTCTTTTTGGTTAACTGCTGAGATTCTTTCAAACTTTAATCTATAAGCATCAAAAGGTTGATATTGACTGATATCTATAGTAAAGACTTGATTAAAAGGTTGTTTTGTTTTTGCTTTTATTTTACCGTTTGAATATTCTCTATATTCACCATTTGCTTTATAATTTGCTCTACCACTTACATTTGCTCTACCAACTTTTACAACATCTGTATAAGTGCTTCCTCCATCTCTTGAATACCCAAAAGTAATTCTATATTCTGCAAAACCCTGACCAATTCTGCCATTTTCTTTTTGCGACTGCATTGAGTTAAAAGCAATTGTTGCTTTTAGAGTATCTACTTCGCCTGGGTTACCCACTCCCATTTCACTAGATGTTACTATAAGCGCGTTTCCTGTATACGCTTGATGATTATCACTAAAGTCAAAGTTATTTCCACCACCAGTTGGGCCTGGATAACCAGTTCCTGCTGTAGTGCCTAAATTACCTCCAGAAACTTGAAAAGCTACAGAAGCACTACCAATACCTTTTGGAGTTGGCATATAATCTTGTTCTCTTTCTCCTGTTCTGAATCCATAACCAAAGTTTTGATAGTTATAAACAGGTTGTTGATGTGGATTATATGTTGGACTAGAAAGTATTGCTGTTACATTAGAACTATTTATTCCTCCAGCTGTAATAGTAGCAGTATTTCCACTAAAACTAGAAACATTAGCTACATAATCCATATAGATTGCTGTATTTGAAATAGTAGTCATTGGAGTAGTGTCTACTCGTATTGCTGAAGTATTAATAAACTCTGTTACTCCTGCAACAAGTTGTCCACCATTTTTTCCTGCACCATCAATTCTTACTAAAGGTTCCATTCCTGACACATTTCCTGTGTATGCATCTGAACTTGCAAAGGCTATATTGGAAGTGTTGGAAGAAATTATTATGTTATTTCCTGCTACAGTATTGATTGAGTTTGTTGATCTTTTCTTGCCCCCTGTTATAAGAACTTGTCTAATACCATCTGAAGTTGACGCATTCCCAAACATATTTTGAGAATTATTGTCAGTAACAACTCCTGTAGAAGCTACATAATTTACATCATAAGAAATTTGTGGGGATATTTTATTTTTATTTACTGTATTTGCTACAGGATTATCATTTAATCGAATACTGGCAACACCATCTACAAGACCTTCAATTGGGCCTTCTGATAGTACATCATAGATTACTGCAGTTTGCGCACGAGTACCTGCTCTGCTAACTCCAGTAGTATCTTGGGATGCGGTTGCTGATGTTGTTCCTTCTGCTATTGCCATATTTATTCCTTATGCTAATTTAACATTAACATTGTTTGCTGGTTGTGCTACTGAACCACCTCCGCCTCCTTCTGCGGTGGATATGTATCCAGTAGTATTATTTGTTCCTTTTCCTACGAAAGTATACCCTTCATTTCCTGTTATTCTGTAATCTGTAAATCCAAAGTTTACAACTGCTCCACCTACTTCCAATCTGCCATATGCTATTGGAACAGGTATACCAGATTTTGTATTATTAAGGGGGCCGTTGAACATTGTTGATTTTTCTTCATCTAGTTCGTCGGGGTCATCTGTTGTTAATCCAATAATTCCTGCAAGTGCTAAATTTAAACCAACTGTAAACATAGCTGCTGCTATCTGTGTTGCATATGTACCACTTGGGTCTATAAAAAATGAACCTATCATTAATGCAACACCTATAATTATTTTAACAATATCACTGCCTCCACTACCTGCAGGTACAGGAGATATTATAATATCATCTTTTCCTAATTGCACTCCAACTGTTTCCATATCTAAGAAGTCTTCTCCTTTCTGTACTGTAAAATTTACACCATTTTCTGTGCAATCCATAAGATAAGTACGAAGTCCTCCTTTCATAGTATCTATAGCGTGCATAGCTTCTTGAACTGTCTTACAGTTCAATCTATGTACTTCTCCGAATAGTTCTCCCATTCTTCCTTTTAGATATATGTTTCTTGTCATGGTTGATAAATCTCGTATTGTTTGTCAGGATAGGAAACGATTAAATACGGTATTCCTACCTCGCGACATTGTATTTTGTCGACTTCGCTTGGGCGACAATCTTGGTTATAGTGACTATGGACTATATATTTTATTTTTGAAATGAGTTGATATTTTACGAAAGTTTTTGGGTCAATCATAAAGTCATTTTCATTTTCGGAAATGTTTTCAAGTGGAATATATTTTTCATTATTTCCATCTTGTACAACAAGTCCGCAACATTCTCTCGGTGCTTCCCTACCAGCGTGTTCATATATTTCCTGCATCATGAAAACGCCTTCGCTGCTGGAAACCCTCCAAACGGAAGAGTGGCTTGTGTATTAGTCTTTGCTTTTCCTGTTGAAGTTGCAGTTCCCGAATTGATTGGTGTCCAACCAAATCGTTTTTTACATCCTTCAGTTCGTTTACTACAGCCATCTCCTCTTTCCCAATATTCACTTGCTGTAGGGGCTACACTTACACTTGCTGCTTTTACTTTCCACAATATGGTTTTATTATAAGTAGGAGATGAAGCTACATTATCTGTAAATTTAACATAATCATTATGTCTATCATCACTATATGCAAAATATTCAGTTCCATGTGAGTATGTAGTATAAACTCGAACTCTATTAAAATTAGAGTTAGTATCACTTGGAGTTCCTGGTGCAGACTGGTCTGCAATTGCTTGCCAATAATTTGTTACTGTTGCACTAGAAGTAGTACCATTTGCATGATACTTGGTTAAAGTACTTGTTGTGCTGTAATAACTGTCTACAGTTACAGCTCCTGAAGAATATGCTGTAAAACTTGTAGTGCTAGGTATAATATACTCATCGTCTGTATTTACATAGATATTAGTATATGTTGTACCGTTAGCTTCTCCAGCTATTCCAAAAGTTTTTGAGCCTTCTAAATGCCAAGTACATCCGCTTTGTGCTCTTTTATACTCAGGAACATGGTCTCCCGCTCCTTGATATATAAAAGGACATCTATCAGGTAAAATATTTCTAGCGGGTATCATTATATTTTCTAAATCAAAAGGTGCTACACATTCTATAGTAATTGATTGTTTTGTTCTACTTTTAATTCTATCAATTGTATATACATCCCTTGAAAATTCTACTGGCGGACTTGCATCTCCACTTTCTCCATAAAGATACTTTTTAAGAGTTGTTCTACGAATAAATTTTAATCCTAAAAGGGTTTGATAATTAATAGTACCAACAGCTGCTGAAAACGCAGTAGTAGCATTTGCTATGGTTACTGTAGGTCTTGCTATTGCGCCATCATTCTTATATTCTATACCTTTTACTTGTGCAGGTATAGCTGTATAAGTATTTATTTGAGAATTATTAGAATAATCTCTCATTTGAACAGTAGTTAAATCATCATCAAGACCAGACATAAAATATATAAAACTACCCGCAGAGTATTCTAGTTCATATAACTGGACTACCTCTGAGCCAGGGTCAAGTTTTTGTAAGTCTTTTGTTATTAGATTTTCTGCCATTATGCTTCGTAAACCCTCACAAATGTTGCTGTACAAGTATAGTAATCATCATAATCCCATTTTTGGTCAAATTCTTTTACATAAACTTTTACTGTTTCTTCGTTTCCACTTGCATTTGTGTCTGCAAAAGTAAAATTAAAAGCAGTTACACCATTAGTGCTTTCAAAAAATCCAATAATATCATCTATTTCTGCTTTTGGTCTAGTTGCAAAGCCTACACTAAACTCTTGTTTTAAATTATTTATACCATTTGCAACTCTTTGTTCATAACCATCGCCAAATTCAGCTCTAAAAATAACTGGACTATTTTTTCTAGACATACCCTTATCAGGTATTATTGTTCTATTTCCGTATGTTGCTCCTGTGCTAAATCCTAAAGCCATCTTAACCTCCTAATATCCCACCTGGTCTCATTTGTTTTTCTAATTCGTTTTGTACTGCTGCATTAATTACCGCGCCTAATTCTGCGGCTCCGTCTGCAGTTACATCAGCACTTGCTCCACTATCATCAATATTAACGTTAATAGTTGTATTGTTTGTAGACATCTTTCCTTTACCAATATCAACAGGAATAGATTTTCCATTTGGTAAAGGAACTACTGCTTCTGTACCATGAAGAACTGCACCATAGCCAGAGTTTGGCCCTGTTGAAACTCCACCGTCTGCATAAGAACGATAACCTGGAGCACTCATTATTCCACCCTGTCTACCTGCTGGGCCAAAGAAGAAGGTTTTAAGTATGCTTAGTGGGCCTCCTCCTGCATCAAATGCAATTTTTGCTCTTTCATACATGGCGATAAGTAATTGAATCTGTGCTACTTTTGCCATAATTTTTGCAGTCTTTTCTTCTTCACCTGTAAGTGCGCCCATCATTCCAATAACACCTGAAAACTGATTTAGATTTTTACTAAATTTATCCATAGTGTAATCTTCTTTTTCTCCAATTTTTTTATTATCAGTATCTTCTCCACTAAGTCTGTCAATATCTAATCCAAGTGATTGTTTTATTTTTCCTGCTAAATTAGGAGACGATATAAAAGTTTCTCCTGTATCTGGATTAAATATTACTTGAGTTCCATTTGGGTCACTTGTTCCCATATTGTTCAAAGCTGTCATGTTGAATCCGTTTTGGAAATCTTGTTGAGGACCTAAAGTAGTTGGTAAATTAATAAGACTAGGGTCTACTGGAGTAGCATTAGGGTCTGATACAGGGTTTGTATATATTCCTGCTCTTTTTAATTGTAAGCTTTCTACTCCTTTTAAATCATCAATACTATCTATTAATTTATCTCTTGTTTCAATTGCAAGAGTTTTATTATTATCTAAGAAGGTTTCGTATTCATTTAGATAATTTCCTAAAACAGCTTCTTGTGAAGCTGTGTTGTTTTTTAATTCATTTTGTGCATTTTTTATTGCAGTATTTATATTAATAGAGTCAAAATAATTATCAGCTGCTCCAGGTTGCAGTGGATCGAAGAATGGATTTTTTATATTTATCTCGGTTACACCAGATGCTTTTTTATTTTGTAAATCTAAAAGGTCTTTTTCTAACTGAATTTTATCTATTCTTAATTGGTCTAATCGTTTTTGTTCCTCTGTGCTTCTATTTTTTAACTCAAAGTCTCTCGCTTCTCTTTCAAACTCTTGTGGGTTGTTTGCTCTGAAATCAAGAATTCCCTGTGCGGTTGTTTTCTTACTTGCAATTCCCATATCTATTTCTAATTGATCTATTTTTGCACGAGTTGCATCTGCATCTGCTTTTGCAATTGCAGCATTTAATCTTTTCTGTTCTTCAAATATTTTATTTAGAGTTGTATTTTCTCCTTTTAATATTTCTCCATGAAACATTGCACCATCTTTTATGGCTTCTCTTACTTCTTCTGCATGCTTATTTCCTGCTAGTGCGATTTCTTCTCCTATTGAAACAGGTTTTAAAGCATCAGGTATAATATCTTCTATGAACTGTTCTGATAAAAACTGTCCAATTGCATCAGTCATTGTTTTAGTAAAGTTTGTACCTATTTTTTCAAAACCACTACTATCTCCTCTCATGGCTGCTCCAATGGCTTGTCCTAAGTCTTTTTCTAAATTTCCGTAAATTGTGTTAACGGTCATTGCCATTTGGTCAGCTCTTTTCTTTTCTAAATCATATAATTTTTCTGCTTTTACAATCATATCAACTTGTAAATCTCTTTGTTGTAAAAGTGCAGTTAGTTTTGCATCATCGCCATTTAACTCAGCTGTTTTAATTTGTAGTTGAAGGTCATTTAATTTTTGTATTTCTTTTTCTACACTAAGTTGTGCCTTTCTAACTCCTAGTTGTCTTCTTGAAGTATTATCTCCTGCAAAAGTTGTAAGTACAGCATTATCAACATCTAGTTGTAATTGTTTTTTAGTTAATTTATTTGCATTTTCTTGCATTATAGTAAAGATTTCTAATTGATTACCAACTCTTTTTAGATGTAATTCATAATCTCTACCTTCATTTACTAAATCTCTGTATGCTCTTTGTTGTGTTTGTATTAGTTCTATTATGTCTTGATAAGGGACTTTTGGAAGTGATTGAGTTAATCTATTTTGTGCTTTTATTAACTCTCCTGATGTTTGGTTTAAAGTTTCTTGTGCAGCTTTTACAGTTAAAATACTATCAGTTAATGCT